GTGTACTTATTTTATAAAACTGTTAAATAGGTACCTTGTTCGTCACCACTACCTCCTACCTTACGAATCCATTTTGGTATACCCGCTGAGTTGTATTTAATTACAAAAGTATCGTTAAGACCGTTATTTGTTAATTGGATAAAGTTACTTCCATCTGCATTATAAACTGTTAGTGTATTAGTTGTATAGTATCCCGAGACATAAATGTTATCATATTTATCAACATCTGAATAAACTGATATATCACTAGTAGAGCTAGCAATCTTTCGGATCCATTGTGGAGCACCGGTTGAATTATATTTTGCTATAAAAATATCATTACTACCTGCGTTTGTAAGTGTTGCAAAAGTGCTACTATTATTTGTATCATACATTATTAATGGCTGATTTCTCCAATATCCAATAACATAGATACTATTATCAGTAGTAATATTCATTAGTGTAGACATTTCAACACCATTTCCTCCGATTTTTCTACCCCATTGAGGCGTACCTGATGAATTATACTGAGCAATAAATATGCTTGTATCTCCTGGATCTGTGAGTGTTATAAAAGTAGAACCATTTGAATTATATATTGTTGTTGATGTGGAATAATAACCTAGGATACTTATATTATTATTTGTATCTATCACTGTTGACACAGGATAATCTGAACCGGTACCTTGTATTTTTGCGATCCATTGTGGAACTCCTGATGAATTATATTTTGCTATAAATATATCATTTGAACCTGCATTTGTAAGCGTTGCAAAAATGCTACTATTATCTGTGTTATACATTGTTAAAGATCCCTGATAAAAACCAACAACATATAAATTGTTTAAACTATCTAATTGTAATGTTACAGGATGTTCGAGACTAGAACTGGCTATCTTTCTTACCCATTGTGGTGTTCCTGAAGTATTATATTTAACTATAAACACATCCCTATTACCTTGAGCTGTTAATTGGGTGAAAGTAGAACCAGTTGTATTATAAATTGTAAATGTGTTGTCGATATAATAACCAGATACATAAAGATTACCACTACTATCTACTCGACTTGTTGTTGGATAAACAGTCGATCCTAATATGCGTTGAGCCCATTGTGGGGTTCCCGATAAATTATATTTAGCTACGAATAGACCTACCGTGCCATTAAAAGGTACTTCTGCAAAAACTGTATTATCAGCATTATAAATCTTGAGATTTGCTAAATAGGTTCCTGTTATATAGATGTTATTACTTGAATCCAAGTGCATAGTTAATGACATATCATTTAATATACTTGCAATTCTACGCGACCATTGCGGAGTTCCTGATGAATTATATTTAATTATAAAAATATCACTATCGGTTACTGCCGTTGTCGTTGTATATTGAGCAAATAAAGTTTCATTCGCATTATAAATATTCATTGTTTGATAGAAAGTACCACAAGCATATAAATTGCCATCACTATCTATTATTGTTTTCAAAATATTCGCAGTACTTGTACACCCTAATCTTCGTGACCATAATATAGTTCCCGATGGATTATAGTTAACAATAAAAGCATTAGCTGATGAGGTAACTGATAAACTATGGGTTAATGTTAAATATGCACTTGATAAATTTGTATTATGAATATTTAATGTACTCGAAGTAAATGTTCCTATAGTTGTTAAACTATTATTGTCTATTACTGTTTGTGTTATACTATCACGTCCGATACCACTTATTCGTCTAACCCAAGAAGGATATCCATCGGAATTCATTTTTAGTATAAATGAATCGTTTACATTAGGTGTGGTAATTGGTAAACTCGCAAATGTTACATTCGATCTATTTTTTATTGCCAGGGTATCATTAACGTTCGGGAAATTATAAGAACCTGATATATATATATTATTATTTGCATCTTTACTTAATGATTTTACTGATGCATCAAATGAAACGCCTGATAAACATTGATTTTCTATAATATATTCGGGATCTCCCGATGTAGTATATTTGATACAGTATAGACAAAAGCTAACCTGTCTCCAAATAGTGCCATCCATCCTATAAAAAGTTGTTCCACTGTCACTATAACCTGCTATATACATATCACCTGATGAAGTTATTAAACTATAAATTGGATCAGGGAAACTTATTCTTGTAAGCCATTGCGGTGCCCCAGATGAATTATATTTAAATATAAACAGATGTGCACCGAATGTACCTGGTGAAATAGTTTTAAACTGTGTCCCAGATAAATTAAACACAGTTATAGCATTTGCGGTTGCTGTTACATATATATTACCACTACCATCAATACCAATATTATTCATCACTAAATCATTATGAGACAATTTTTGTATCCACACTGGATTACCAGAAGAATTATATTTTATTATTAAATGTGTTTTCTCGAGTATCACCTCAAAAATTGATCCATTTGGATTATAGGCTGTACATGGATTTTGACACTTACATACTATAAATAAATTATTTGAATCATTAATTGTTTGTACATTTATATATAGCGCGTCCTTAATCCGACTGACCGATTGTGGAGTTCCTGATAAATCATATCTTATTAATGCCATATCGCTACTGCCTTCTCTTGTATATTGACCATAAATTGAATCATCGCCATTATAGATAGTTACTGATGCTGAACTAAACTGAAGAGTAATGTAAATATTATTAGCTACTAAATTAATTTGGTATGAAGTTTCAGCACCTAATCCACCTATTCTTCTTACCCATTGGGGGTCACCTAATATATTATATTTAGCTATATATGTATCTGTAGAACTACCAGTACCAGTATTTGGAATTTGTTTGTAAACACTATTATTTGTGTTATAAAATGTTAATGTACCTGTTAATGTATATGTTCCTGTCACATATAAATTATCTGAACTATCAAATACTAAATTAGTAATATTAACATAACCACTGGAAGAATTTATTTGTTGCAACCATTGTGGAACACCTGCCGAATTATATTTTAATATAAATCCATTACTTACTGTACCTGGTGGTGTTAATGTTGCAAACACTGTACTATTATCAGAATTGAAAATTTTTACTTCCTTATTATAAATCATCGCTACATATAAATTTCCATTATTATCTTTAACAATCTGATGTTGCACGTTGCCATTAGAGTATCCTAATATTTTTCTTGTCCATAGTGGTGTTCCGGATAAATCATAATTAACTATGAAAAAATCTTCAAGTGTTGCTACTAGACCATCATTAGCATGTGTTGCGAAAACTGTGCTATTATTGGTATCATATACTGTAACTTCCCCTGATGTATAAGTTCCTGATAATACTATATTTTTTGGAGCAAGTGCTTCTGGTTTAGTCACAAATAATTCAGAAAAGTGTTTCGTGTATAGAGTTAGTATTCCTGTTGTTAGATTTAATGTATAATAGACATCATTTGCTGATGTATTAGTATTAGGAATTAGGACTGGTGATGGATCTGTTGAAGATTTAAAGTAAACACCCATTGTTAATCCTGGTGTTATTGATACTTGAAAACTGACATGTTTAGTAAATAGTGCTCCGTCCGGTGCTAATGTAATATAAGTATTTATTTCTTGTACACTTGCATATGCTGCACCAGATGGTGTATTTACTGATTCCACTAAAGATATTGTTGAAGACCCACCTGGAGCAGTATACATTGTTGCTCCATTTAATGAAAAATTACTAACAGATGTTGTATTATTTATATTAATTGTTGGTGAATTAACACTTACATATGAACTAGGCATGCTTCTAAAAAATCGTAATAAAAGTGGGACTGTGACCGTACCATTTACTAATTGTGATCCACCTACATTAGGACCATTATTTACTAATATTGATGAATCTGCTTGAATTGATGTAGTGAAATTCATTGGGAATTCCCATTCAGTATCTGCAAAGTTAAATAATTTAGTTGCTTCTGAATCTGCATTAAACTCATTAGATGCATTATTTGTATCTACATTATCTTGTATTCTATCATAAGCAACATACTGATTGAACAAATCAGTTTTTCTTTCTACAATACCATTATTAATACCAGATACAATTTGTTTTATTAATGAAGTTTCTGTTGAATAAGGTAGATAGTATTCTGAATCATTTGAGATGGCTGAACGGGCTTTGGCATGACCAAATATTTTTGTTGCCACTATTTCAAGTAATCTAAAACCAAGTAATTTGTTTTCTCCTTTTTCAAAAGTTAAATATGCATTTTTTCCAGATACATCATTATTTAAAGAACGAATATCTATACTACTAAATTTATACAGCATATTATTTAGCGTATTTAAATTTGCTTCTAACTCGATATTAACCATATTATCATTATTTGAATTCTGAACAAATGATCTTTTATCAAAGAGATCATTTATTGCTAAGCTACTTGATAACATGTCAATATCTAATATATAATCATAACTGTTTTCACTCACTGTATTTGTTTGTGAATAATATTCTCCATTCTGAGAAATTGCGAACGGCATATTGACAAAAAAATTATCAAAAGGCATATACTATTATTTATATTTTATATATTTTATATAATTTATATAATTTTATTAAATTATATAATTTATGGAATCCATTTAATCTACTTCTTCTACATGTGGTCCCGACTCTCCTTGAGTTGAGTCTCCATTTCCGTTTTGATATGCCTTTCCAATTAGCGGGGATAATGTTCCCTCTACCTCCTTTAGTTTTGCTTGAAACTCTTCTGTGGTTGCACTCTGGTTATCATCTAACCAACGAAGTGTTTCCTCTACAAGCTTCTCTACGGTTGATAGATCAGCACCTAGTGCTGATTTCATCTTCTCTTCCCCCAAAACTGTGGACTTGACGTTATAACAATAGTTTTCAAGCTTGTTTTTGGCCTCGACCTTCTCGCGAGTGCGATCATCCTCCGCCTTAAACTTTTCTGCATCTTTAACCATTCGTTCAATATCCTCTTTGTTCAAACGACTTGAATCATTTGTAATTGTAATCTTTTCTGCTTTTCCGGTTGATTTTTCAACTGCCGATACTTGAAGAATACCATTCGCATCGACCTCGTATGAAATCTCAATTTGAGGCGTTCCTCGGGGCATTGGTGGAATACCCCTCAGTTGGAATTCTCCTAGCTTATTATTGTGTGCTGTTAGCTGGCGTTCTCCCTCAAACACTTGAATGGTTACACCCGGTTGGTTATCCACTGCTGTTGAAAATGTTTGACTCTTCTTAATAGGAACTGTCGATCCACGGGGAATAATATTCGTCATAATTCCTCCCGCCGTTTCTACGCCTAAAGAAAGTGGAGTCACATCCAGAAGAACCAAGTTATCTAGTTTATCATCCCGAGTTCCAGATAGAATCGCAGCTTGAACTGCTGCACCATATGCAACCGCTTCATCTGGGTTAATACTACGACAAAGTTCTTTACCATTAAAAAAAGTTGTTAGCATTTCTTGGACCTTTGGAATACGAGTTGAACCACCCACCAAGACAATTTCATGAACTTCTGATTTTCCAATCTTTGCATCCTTCAAGACACGGTCGACTGGATCCATCGTTCGTTGGAACAAATCCATACAAATACTCTCAAATTTAGCTCGACTTAGTGGAACATTCAAATCAATGCCCTCGTGAATCGCATCAACATCAATACTCGTCTGAGCCATACCTGATAGCGAACGTTTAGCACGTTCTGCTGCTGTACGAAGACGACGGAGTGCTCGCACATTGGTTGATAAATCTACTCGGTTCTTACGCTTAAATTCTTCCACTACATAATTGACAATTCTTGTATCAAAATCTTCACCACCTAAGAAGGTATCACCTGCTGTCGCCTTCACCTCAAATACACCCTCGTCAATTGTCAACAATGACACATCATGAGTACCCATGATTTTTTGTTATCGTTAGGCTCTTTATCCTAACTTCTTATACTTTCGTATAAGTTCAGACTATATCTTATTTATTTTGTTAAAACAAAATAAACTCTGGCATTCGTGGAACTTTCAAGTTGTTGTAAATTATTCATTAAACTCTACTTATTCTAGTCGTTGAACCTTCATCTCCTCACGAAGACGCTTGGCTGCTGATTGCCCAATTTCATAAGCTTTTTAAAACATTCACGCTCGCCGTTACCAGCCACGTTGTAGTGTTATGAACTTTAGGGGTTCCCAGCAATTAACCAGATTCCAATTATTTTACATTAAATAATTGGGTGGGCTTTCACCACAGGAAGCAGTACTATTTACCTCCGCAATCAAAAATTAAAATATTTTTTGCTTTGTTTTCTATCTTGTCAAGACCATACGCAATTGCAGCGGCAGTTGGCTCGTTAATAATACGCAATACATTTAACCCAGCAATCACACCTGCATCTTTTGTGGCTTGGCGTTGCGCGTCATTGAAATAAGCTGGCACTGTCACTACGGCATTCTTAACTGGGTGACCAAGATAGTCTTCGGCAGTTTGTTTCATTTTACTAAGGACCATTGATGAAATTTCTTCTGGTGTAAATTCTTTAGTTTCTCCCTTAAAAACAACACTAATTTTTGGTTTGTTGTCACGATCAACCACCTTAAATGAAAAATGTTTAAAGTTTTCTTGCATTTTTGGATCTGAATAATCGCGGCCAATCAAACGTTTCGCATCATAAACTGTATTAGTTGGATTTCCTGTCGCTGCCGTTTTAGCCGCAGCACCTACTAAACGTTCTGTGTCAGTAAAACCAACATATGATGGTGTAGTTCGTTCACCAAGATCATTAGCAATAATTTCGACTTTACCATTCTGATAAACACCAACACAACTATAAGTAGTTCCAAGATCAATACCAATCGCGATTTCTTTATTATTTGTCATTAAAAATTATAGTAAAAATATCTTTAAATAATTTTATTTTAATTTTTAATAAAAACTAAGTTTTGTTTTTCGTATGCATTTTTCTGGTCTGAATTTACTATTTGTTTAAATTCCAACGTTAGGGAAAAATTATGACCGTTTAAATTAACAAGGTTTCCTAAATAATCTATTAACTCAAACTCTAACTTTTGAATTGTTTGAGGCTGTCTAAATCTATATTCTATGTCAAATCCATCATCTAGTCTTGTATTTCCTATATCTGGTAATATTACTTTTGCAAATACTTTCCTATTAAAAAAATCAATATTTCCCCACTCGTTTATTCTTATAAATAAATAAGTCTCACCTCTGATTTCAAAATATCGAGTCGCACTCAAAATTGATAACGTTGATTCTGTTACTGATGATAAAACAAATTTATTTACTGATCTTGTATTGATTGGGTGAAAACCTAAATACTGTCCTACTGGCGGATAATTTATCATTGGTTGTATGTTTTTGTCATAAGTATTAAAATTTATATCAAATGCTGGAATATCTTTTTTTAAATTCGCATTATAGCTCGCACTATAATATTCTTGAGAAGATATAAATATATTATCCTTTAAAAAAGACTTTTTCAATAGATTCGATATTTTATTTTTACCACTATTATCCCATGTCCCTGATGACAAACCTACTGGATCTATCCAATAATAGTAATAATCTGTTGTTTTCGTTGCGGTAAAATCATTCGTAAATGATACTATATTTGTTACTCTGTCTGTTTCCATTAGCAAATTATATGCCTGAATATTATCAGTATTTGGTTCTGACGATTCATTGTTTATATGGTATTTTGATGCTGATAATAAATAGCTTCCACCATTTGTATAAAAATAGGGGTCACCCAATGGCACTAAATAGTTATTACTTGTTAGTTTGTCTAAAATCCCCATTTCCGAAACTGACAATATTGATGTAACTGGTTGTGACACAAAAGTATCAACATCATAAATATATATTTTATATAAATCATTTTTTAGCAAATTTAAACTTTCTATTAAATTATATCCCAAATAAGGTCTTGATGGTGAAATATCATCTACGCGAATACAATCATATTGCCCGGGTGTTGATACATTAACACTTCTAAATCTCCTATCAAATATATTTAATTTAAATGGATACATCACAAAATTTGATGAATCTAAATTGATAGTTGGTCCGCTATATCCAGGATTTGCTTGTAAATAACTTTTTCGTTCGTTGTATTTTTCTGTCACATATTTTTTTATTATACTGTAAATACCATAAACACTAGTCCAACCTTCATTTATTATTAATGGTGTTCTGAGTGAGTCTGGTTGTAAACCTAGAGTGTTAAAATCAAATGTTATTGTTACTGGACTATTTAAATAAAAAAAATAAAAGTATCTTTCTGCCAAGGTTGATGATTCTAAAGCACCGTTTGTGTTAAATAATTCTTTAAACTTGTTGTTAAATATACATTGAATAGATCTTACTAACTGTAAATAACCATCGGATAATTGAACTTTTACTC